CAAATCCAAGGCAAGGAATCAACCGATATTCCGGAGGATATATTTGAAAGGATCTTGGGCGAGATTAAGAAAGAAAACATCATGGATCCAAAGCGTATTACACACACCAAGATGCGCGAGATTTTGAAGAAACTACGCCTCAACAAATACTACGAACATATCAACTATATTATCAATCGTATCAATGGACAACCTACACCCCATTTCCCGCCGGAGATTGAAGAAAAGCTCCGCACGATGTTCAAGCAGATACAGCCGGCCTTCCTAAAACATTGCCCGAAAGACCGCAAGAACTTCCTATCCTATTCCTATGTATTATACAAATTCTTCCAACTGCTCGGGATGGATGAATATCTACGATTTTTCCCACTGCTCAAATCACGAGAAAAGATCTTCGCACAAGAAGTCATTTGGAAAGCCATCTGTAAAGAGCTCAACTGGGAATTCATTCCCTCGGTGTAGGTCAAAAAACAAGACCTCTAAAAATTATTATTTTTTCCTAATTTTTTCAATTAAATTAAAAATTTACAAAAAATTGAAATCATAGCAATAAATTATATATTAAAGCAATACATAAAGCATTCAACAATCAACAAGCAATCAACAACAATGGCCAATACCAAAGTTCGTGTTTCTCCCTCTGAGAGCGCTACCGAGTTCGAGAGTGGAACGATCCGTACCGGCAACGATGGAAACGAGTACATCATCACTCTTGACAAGAACGGCAAGCACCGATGGGCCAAGCACAATATGACCAAGCCCACCAAGTCGGCAAAGAAGCAGATCGAGGAGCCTGANACTATCCAAGAGCAAGAGCCTGTCCAAGAGCTNAAAAAGGCGACCAAGACCAAGAAGGTGAGCAAGAAGCANGTTAAGGAAGTGGAGCCTGTTCCTGAGCCAGAACAGGAGCAAGTTGCCGAGACAGAAGAGCCTATGAAGAAGAAGGTCAGTGTCCGAAAGGCGCCGATGGAACACGCCAAAGATTTTGAGGAAGGCTATGAGATGCTGGGACAAGATGGCCATGTTCATATAGTGAAGGTCGCCAAGAATGGTGTCAAGCGATGGGCGCACGCTAATTAAAACAAAAACAAAACTAAAAAATTAAAAAAAACCAAAAAACCAAAAACAAATACTAAAAAGCAAAAAGCTTTTTGTATTTGTATTTTATCCCGGGAAGCCAATCAATTGGAAACCGGCACCGAGTCCAATACCCTGACGAACAGAAGGAGCTATCGCAGGGGCAACCAAATCGAGGACTGCGAAGATGGCAGCTGCCACCAGACCAAGGGTGACAACATCACCGACGGCCATTGTTTTAGAAGGCAATATGGCGGCAACAATACCAACCACGAGACCTTCAAGGGCATACTTTACGAGACGAACAATAAGTTCTTGGGTATCAAAGGAGTAATCCATATCTTGCTATAATAACTTGCTATAATATTCTAAGAAATTTTCAAAGGTGTTGCCTATTTAAGATTTTGGTTTTACAATGATTTATAAGTAGCAATGACTGAAAAGAACCCCGATGTTATCTATACTCGCGATGTTGATTACCTAGATGAGGATAAGGCTATCCGTGGACAGAATTATGTATGTGTTTCCTTTATCTCCCCCGAGGATATTCTGGCAAACAAGGAAGTTTACCATATTGGAAAGTTTTTGAAGAGCTTCTCTAAGGATATGGATAATCTTTTGCGATCTCTAAAGATCAAGTATCCTGCCGATGAAGGTATCATTGACAGTGTTCGAGAGGCGAACAAGTTCATTTTTGACGAGAATGATATTCAGGAACAGTTCCGTTTCTTTAAGGATACGAACAGCACCGAACTGGATAAGGAATTCCGTGAGATGAATGATTTCCGCACTTCTATGCGCGGTATCAAAATCCGTGGCGTGTTTGACACCTTGAAAGAGGCACAGAACCGTGCCGATTTCCTGAAGAAGGGTGGTGACAAGTTTGATATTTTTGTTGGTCAAGTTGGTGTATGGTGCCCATGGTCGCCAAATCCCAATGATCTGGAGGATGTTCAATATGCTGAGGCCCAACTCAATACGCTGATGGCGAAATATAAGGATAATACCGTTCAAAAGGATATCTTCTTCGAGGAGCGTAAGAACGAGAAGATGGAGAAGGCCCGAGTGCAAGTTGAGAAGATGAAGTTGGATAACGCCGAACTTGCGAAAAATACTGCCACTATTGAAGACGCGGATCCTTGGCTGAAGCGTAAAGAAAACGAAGCAGTTGTATCTGATGCGGATATTGCCGGACCATCCGGATCATCTGAACCCGCTGCTTCGTCTGAAGAATAAAAGAATTCCCTCTCTTTTGAATAGAGGATACTTCCATATTATATCATATAACATAAATCGTAAAGTATGAAAGCAATAGCCGTATTTTTATTGTTTCTAGGAATGTTTCTTGTTGTGCAAGGATATTATTCAGAAAAGTATAAGTGTATAGGAGATGTGACAAAGGTAAAATATGTACCGCGTACAGTGTATGAGGAACAACTAAATCCAACAGAAAGTGTAAGCAGGCAATTCAAGAGTATGTTTGACGATATTACAGAATATCCTGCGGGTCCCAAATAAATATATCGTCATGATGGTGATCGTAATATTTTTATTTTTATTTTTATTTAGTAATATTAAATATTAAATATGTCATTAAATTTTCCTATCGCTGGTCAAGGAATTTTTGTTTTTAAACAAATCTGCCCAGCTTCAACCAGTGTTTTTCAAATATTAAATTCGGAAGGAACAAATGGGCTTAATATTCAATTTACAACGAATAGTGTTATCGTTACCGAAATTCAAACATTGAGACATTGTTATGATGCTCAAAATAATCCTATTTATATCCAAATTCAGACAAAAATGAATACGAAAATACTAAGAAATTTTTGGAATCTCTAACACATATATCTTTCCCCGTAGATATTGAATGCATACGAATGGTTAAAGACCCGATCACACAGAATGTTCCATTGTTGGTAAAAAATAAAAATGAGATTATCATGGACGATATTGCTTCTGGAAAATATATGCCAGTTGCCAATCTTCCTCCCGTTTGTCAAAACCTATACAATTGTATCGCGGGAGAGAAATTTGTTCTTGATACACCTGATTTTCCAGATTTCACGCAAGCAATTGAATATAGTATTCGAACACCTGGGAAATGGTGTTATCAAAAATTATTAGACAAGAGCACTGAATTTAATCCAGATAAACCAGATTTATTAGAGACCTATCTTCGTATAACATTGGGTCATAATAATGGTGAATCACCTGGTATTCCCTATGTTATGGAAATATGGCCCGTGGGACATTATTCGCCCATACATAGTCATGCGAATGCAAACGCTATGATTCGTGTTCTAAATGGCGAGATTAATGTAAATCTATTTCCATTCCTGTGTGGAGAAAAAGATGGAGTACCTCCGTTTGGCTTCTCTTCCTTCAAAAAGGGAGATGTTACATGGATTACACCTAATTTAAACGCAACGCACCAATTGAAAAATCTGGATACAAATACATATGCTTGTATCACAATCCAGTGCTATATGTACAGCATCGGATCAAAAACCCATTACGATTATTTTGATTATTTAGATGATACTGGAGGAATACAACAATATGAACCTGATTCTGATATGGATTTTATTCAGTTTAAAGCAAAAATTAAAGAAGAGTGGAACGATATTCATTCGACAAAGAAACATCAAGTAGATAGAAATAAATCAAAACAGACTATATCATGGTCATGCTTTTCTCCAGAAACAAAATACGCAATATAAAATACAAAATATACAATATAAAATTCTTTACTAAAAAATAATTATAATAATATAATAATATAGAAATATAGAAAGATGCCTCCAAAGACAACAAAGACAACAAAGATTATGGCGTACTGTGTAAAGTGTAAGGAAAAGCGCGAGATGAAAGACGCTACGGAAGCTGTTGCTAAGAATGGACGTAAAATGATGAAGGGTACTTGTCCTGTTTGTGGAACCAAGATGAATCTATTCGTCAAATGTTAAAATCAATAATTTCGTAGTATAATAATAACGGGTCACCTGAATGTCTATTAGTAAAAAAGCCACGGTCGCTGATATTTCCAAACTAACAAAATCATTTCTCTTTTCGGTGGTAAATCACGCTACAAGCGACGCCAAGAGTCCATATCATCTTGTAAAATCCAAATACGATGAATGGAAAATAGAAAAATCAAACATTGCTTTAAAAGACCAAGCAAAACAAGAAAAATATATAATAACCTACTCGAATCCTCGTATAGAATATGAACATGCTTATTATGATTGGATTCAATCCCGTAATGAGATTATTAAGCAAATGAAGAATACAAATATTATCGGCGAACAGGAAAAACTTATGACCGATCTTTTGAAGATCCCGCTTCCAGAGATTCTTCGCACGCCCGTAGATAATGTATATACCAGATATGAATTGGTGGCATAAATATATATGTATCTATTTTATAGGTTTCAACACGTCTGTTTTATGGAGTTTCGGTATAGACTTGTTATATTTCTTATAAGCTTTTCAGTAGGTATTCTCTATGTATATATGGTCACGCCTCATCGTAGGGCAATTGTGAAGTATCCAACTCCTTTTAATGCCGGAAAAGTAGTGTATAAGGATGAAACGGATGGAACATGCTATAAATACAAAGCAGATCAAACCGATTGTCCGGTAAAAGGAGTAGTTCAACAACCCTTTACAGCTATGCCGGCATCCGTATAAATATATCCATTTAATTTTATTTATTTTTATTTTTATTTTTTATAATATTGCTGAAAGATTTCAGTTCATTTTATACCATAATAGTAAGTGATACAATGAGACCAATTGAATTAGTATTTGATCGGCTATTACATACTGACGCTGGACAAGCAGTCGTGTCTGCTATACTTGGATTTGGGTTAGCCGCGATATTTCAACGTGTTTGTAAAGGAGGTAGTTGTATTATCATCCAAGCGCCGCCAATGGATGAAGTAATGAAGAATACATATACCGTAGACGGTGATTGTTTCAAATACACTCCTATCCCTACGAAATGCGTTGAGGACAAGGATTAAAAAAGAAAGAGAAAGGTTAGGATACATTATATTATATTACAATGGCTAGTATGAGCACACCGGTTACGAGCCTACCACAAGTAGATAGCA